GCGGTGTCAAGGCCTTTGCCAGGAGTGACGGAGGTATCGTTGCTCATAGACATATCAAAGCCACCACCGCTTTCACCGGACCCACCGGATCCGCCGCCAGTGTTGCTTTGGAGAATGTTCAGTTCATCAAAGCCGGCAAGGGATTTCTTGGCAGCTTTTGCGGCATTACTGATACCGGCAGCAAGATTGTTTTCAGCCTCTGCTGCTTCAGCTGCAGTGCTGGCAATTTGACTATTCTGGGAAATCTGCACACCAAAGATGGAACTGATTGCCGCAGAAATAATGCTGGTGGCGCTGACAAGGTTTGCAACGATCTCATTCAACGTTTTTACTGCAGGCAGCAGTACGGTGGTAAGGATCTGACCAATGTTTGCTCCAAGTGCCTGCATCTGCATCGAGAGAATTCGGGTCTGATTTGCCCAACTGTCCTGTGTCTTCACGAAATCTCCGGAAGCAAGATTCAGCGAATCCAGGACAAAATGATAGCGGAGTGTTGCAAGCTCCGCTTGTGTCATTGCAGAAATGCTTTTACCGATACCCTTGGACAATGCGTACTGTTCAAGGTTTGTCTGGGTCATGACCACACCCAGTTCTTTCAGGGACTCTGTTTCGCCGGTGAATACAGATTCCAGTTTTTTGGCCGCCGCCTCTTGGGAGATATTGCGGAAGGATGCTACATCACCGGTCAATCCGGTAAGCGTGATTGCCATATCACTGGCGGCACCTTCCGCAATACCGATACCCTTGGCCATAGCCATCAGGGTGCTGCCGGTCTTCTTTGCAGCCAGTTCACTCATACCAAAGCTGGTAATAGCAGTGTCAGCAAAAGCCTCCATCTTGTAAGCCATGGAGCCGAAGGCTGTATCCACAACATTCTGCACCTCATTGACGGAACTGCCCAGCTCAATGCACTCTTTGGCAAGCCAAATAAGGGAGATGGGACCAAGCACACTTGTGAGCAATCCGCCAAGCCTGGAAACAGTATTTCCAAGACTGGAAAAGGCTGCTTCTATGCCGGAGATGGAAGTCTTTGTTTTAGTGGATCCGCGGACCGCATCATCGGTGATCTGCTGCCAAGCTTTCTTCATAGCATCGGCGGCAGACATACCCTGCTTTTCAAAGGTGGCCGATATCTCAGCAGCCTTTTTCTTCATTGTTGCAACAGACTTGACAGCTTCAGCAGTGTCAATTTTGGCATCAATGATAATTCTACCGTCTGCTATAGCTTACACCCCCAAACTTCGTAAAAATGCTTCCTCTTCCGTAGTCAGCGCATTGCTCTTGTTGCCAACCAGATCAGGATTTTCCCTGGCGAATTCCTGTTCGTATTTCTCCAAGGGCTTTCCTCTGGCTCGCTTACTCCGGATGCTGATTACCTGTGCAAACAGACCGTCACCAATGTTGTAATATGCACCGATGAATTCCCACCAGTGCAGGTACTCACAACGACGGCAAGAGTATCCAAGAGATTTGTCAACAGCCGGGGCAATCAATTCCACATCAGTTTCCCAGTCCACAAGCTGCGGCTTAGGTGTCTGATGTTCCGGAATTTTCTTGCCCAGATTGACAAAAATCAAAGCTTCCTGCATTGCTGCAGACATATCTGGCAGCTGTTTCCACTTTGGATAAATAATCCGGATAAAGCTTGCGTATCGTTCCTGTTCCGACAGGCTCTTATCGTTCAGGGCACAAAGGGCATCCAGAACAGCGCGAAAGTCACTGCGGACAGCAAAACGCTGTCCGCAGACCATTACAGAAGTAGGAAGATTCCACGCGCTCATTAATCCACAGACTGACCGGGAGCCAAACCGGCAGTGCTGCCTTCATAGGCTGCAATATGCTTACCCATGCGTTTCTCACTTTCTTTCTGGGCAGCAGAAATAGCCTCCTTGATTTCCGGGACCAGCGCTTCCAGCACATTCTCCAGTACAAAGCGACCATCTACGCACAGAGCGAAGCAGGACAGACCCTGGAACAGAACTTCGGAAACAGGAGCCGCGAAGGTCTTGTCGAGCAGAGCTTTCATCTGTACGTCCTTTTTCGCAAGGTCGTCCGGGTTTTTGGGCGGATTATGTTCCAGAGCCTCAGCGCAGTCCTGGAACTCTTTCCATCTGGAGACAAAGCCCATATCGGCAGGATTGAAACGAATAACACCGATCACATTTTCGTCGGCATCGCAGATCTCATAGGTCCGTAAACCAAGATCAATTTTGAGCGCCATAGATTACGCCTCCTTACTCGGTGGGGGTAAAGGTAGCTTTGCCATCATTGATGGTAGCGGTACCCAGTACCTTATCGTTGGACAGATGGACGTTCAGGGGCATACCCACATAGCTGGAGCCACCCAGACTCTGGGGAACGATGGTGCAGTTCGCATGCTTTTCAGCCAGGAATGCAGAATCATCACCCAGATACGCATGAACATTCAGCACCTCGAACTCACTCAGCTCGGAGACAGCGTTCCGGCGTTCGATGTCCAGCAGCTTTGCGGACAGCTTCTGGCCACCACGGATGTTCATGGGATCCAGGTCCAGCTGCGGCTTCGCTGCAGATACTTCAGTATGGGAAATACCCAGGATATCCACGACGGTGGAAACATCGTGGTTGAAAGACATGGTGGCATCTTCCACACCATAACCGAGGATCTCCCAGTCAGGTGCCTCATCGGTGCCCATGTTTACAAAATGCATTTCAAGCTTACGGTCGGCCTTCCGGTTTTCCGCAAGATTGATGTTGGTGTAATTATCAGCCATTAACTTCTAACCTCCTCAAGGTCGATTTTGATTTGAATTTGATATTTGGCGGTATTGGCATCCGCCTGAATAATGATGCCTGCGTTGGAAGGTGCGATTTCCGTCACTTCGTAGCCGGCAACATCGGGGTAATTGTGGGAGCGGTTTTGCCTCCGGATCCACGCAGACAACTGGGAGAAGAAATCCGCGGCGGAAATATTCTCCTTTATGGCGGCACCGTAGGGCATCCGGGCAGAGAAAATCAAACTGCAAGAGCAGATGTCGTTGCCAAGAATATCCGTTCTGTGGCTCTCACCGCTGCTTGTAATGCTGAATTCTGTGGCAGATACGCCAAGATAACCGGCATTGAATTTGTTGTCCTTATCAATCAGATCACTGCTACGCAGCCATGCTCGCGTGGCTTCGATTATGTTCATCCTTTTCTACCTCCTGCAAGCTTTGCTGCACCTGCTGTGATTTCATCCCCGCGAGCCTCCCACATACGTTTTGCCCAGAAGGCGCCACGCATAGGAGCGCCCTGAAAATTCAGCTCCGAAGACGTGTACACCTTCTTGGCATACGGCGTGTTGTAAACGATTTGCCCGGAACCAATATTGGTGGACAGCCATGCACTGTCTGCCAACATACCGGTATCACGAGGCACATAAGGCTCGCAATGCTTTATGAATTCATTATCGAACCAGATTTGCACCTCACCGCCCGGATTTAACGGTTCCAAAGCAGTATCAAGGCCTGTCAGATCAATAGAAACGTGGAACATCAGCGCGCCTCCAGATACCAGTGCGGCTCAAACCTCCGGTTTGTGTTATCACGCCAACACATGATAGTTTTCTGCTCTCCGTCAACAAGCACCGTGTCACCGATTCGCAATGTCCAGATTTTTTTATCCCCGTGTTCGGATGTCTGCCGTTCAATCCATTGGTCTTCAGGAAGATACCCATCACGGTATGGAATGCGGACCTTCGCTAAACTCGATGCAGTGACACCGCCAGTTGACGGCGAAGCAGAATGATCAATATGCACGCTTACTCCGTCAAGAGCAAACGATATCTCCTGATCAGTATCAGCAGTGCCATCGTACCATCTGCATGTGATGGTAACTGACTTGACGGCATCCAGCATCAGATCACCCCCGCATAAAGCAGGCCGTAAGGATCTGTGCCAAGTGCCTCTTCCAGAATGGCATAGCAAATTCTATTGGTGGTTCTCGTAACATCTCCGGAAGTGAAATATGTTTCCGAATAACCATCGTTAGAGGCTCCTGCAAGGCCGCTAGCAGCCGCAATCTTTGCAGAATGGCTCTGCTTTAAGACCTCAGCAATCTGACCGCAGGCATAAGCCAACTCACTAGAAAGGGCCTCTGCGCGTGCAGAAGCCCTGCCATGTGTGAGATTGTCGATGAGAAATGTAGCTTTTGTCGCCCAGCGGTCATATTCCACAGCAGGAATGCTGTTGGTGAATGGTCCATTAGAGTAGCTATCAAAACTGCAGTAAGGAGCCTTTGCTTCTACCATGGGCGGTCACGCTCCTTATCAGCCTGCTGCGTTCTTCTTGATCAGAACGGCAGCGCTCTTGGAAACCTTGTGGCCGTAGACATTACGACCCTGGACTGCGGAAGCACCGATGTACTTGCCGGAACCGGACAGGTCCTGAACCTTCACGGGGACGGCCCACTCATTGACGTGGTGGCACCAGTCGGGGTGACCGGCGATAAAATCGGTGGTTTCGCTCAGGGTTGCATCCTCGAAGACCAGGAAACCGGCAATGCGGCCCAGG